GAACAGGACATCTTGCAATATCTGAAGAAGTACGATGTGCCGTATTGTTCTGTATATGGTGAAATCGTGCCAACCAGTGATGAAGAACAGATTGAAGGTCAGCTGACCACGTTTGACATCCTGAATGATTATCAGGGGACACTGCTGACAACCACTGGCTGCGATAGGACAGGCTGCATCTTCTGTATGTTCGGATGTCACCTTGAAAAAGAACCGAACAGATTTCAGCGACTGAAAGAAACGCACCCACGTCAATATGAATACTGCATAAACGGCGGTGAAATGATTGACGGCAAATGGCAGCCAAACAAAGACGGTCTTGGTCTTGCAAAGGTGCTTGAATACATAGGCGTTGATTATGAATGAAAGGGGTGATTGTTATGGAAATATGTCCATTTGATCCAGCCCGTGAATGGGATAAGCACTGTGAACAGCAGGAAAAAGAACTGGCAAAGCGGCAAAGGTGCAGCGAATGCGATGAACCGATCATGACAGATTATTGTCACTACATAAACGGTGAATACATCTGCAATGACTGCATGGAGCGATACAGGGTGGAAACACCTGTTGAAGATTAAGAAAGGGAAGCTAATGTGTAATGTTTATGATCCTGCATGGGAATTTGACCATCGCAGGGAAGAAAGAAAGGAAAGCAAAATGGAAGGAATGGAAAGAAAAACAGGAACAGTTGATGTGCAGAAAACAGTGACAGGTGATTCATTCATCAAAATTCAGGGCGTAGACAGTGAAGCGGCATTTCAGAGAATGACAATCACTAAAAAAATGCTTGGAGAATATCAGGAAGCTATCAACAGCACGAATACCGTTGATGTTATTGGAAACTTGCAGAAGTTATATGACGATCTGGAAGTGATTGCAAAGGCAATCATCAGGGAAGAACAGCTGTTGATTTCGATAGGTGCTTGATATGAAAAGAGCAGCAATAATTCTGTTGGTCGCTGACCTGATTATGGCGGCGTTCATTGTTGGAATATATTTAGGAAACTGAAAGGAATATGAAAATGATACAACCACCAAGAAGCGGATCAAACGCAATATCATCAGGAATCATGCCAGTTGTTGAACTGACACTTGAAGAATACGATTCTTTGAAAAGAAAAGAATTTGTATTTGATATAGAAAAAGCGAAACTCGAATCAAAGGTGAAAGAAAGTTCATGGTTCGATGAAGATAGAAGGATTTTGTACGGCATACCGACAAAGGAAGAAATGAACGCCGAAGAACTGGCGAAAGCACTGGCGAAAACAATAGAAAGACTGGAAAAGGAAGGTGAAGTGTAGTGGCAACATTATATTCGTTAGTAAAGGAAATCGAAGACTTTGAACTTCAGATTGACGAAGAAACAGGGGAAATCCTGAACTTCGATGAACTGGAAGCCCTTGAACTTGAAAGAGATACAAAGATCGAAAATATTTGCTTGTGGATCAAGAATCTTCGTTCTGATGCTGAAGCATATAAGAAAGAGGAAGAATCATTCAAGAAGAAACGACAGGCGGCTGAAAAACTGGCTGAAAGGCTGACAAGCCGTATTGAATATATGCTGGGTGGCAGCAAATTCAAGACAAACAGGGTTGTGGTAAGCTACCGCAGCAGCAAGCAAGTCAAGGTTGATTCGGTTGATCATATACCTGCTGAATATCTGCGAATCAAGCAGACTGTTGAACCTGACAAAGCAGCTATCAAGAAAGCCATTGAAAGCGGCACTGAAATCAAGGGTTGTAGTTTAGTAGAAAGACAGAATATGTCTATCAAGTAGAAAGGAAGGAAAAATCATGGGTATTCCAGTTATGTTGATCGGGAAATCAGGCAGCGGAAAATCCACAAGTTTGATGAACTTTGACGAAAAAGAATTGTATCTGATCAAGGTGTTAGGAAAGCCGCTTCCGTTCAGGAAGAAGTTTGAAAGCACTTTTGAAACAGATGATTATCAAAGCATTTTGAAGGCACTGGCGAAAACGCAGAAGAAGGCGATTGTCATTGATGATGCTGGCTATCTGATCACAAATCACTTCATGCGTGAACATTCTGCAAAGGGTGCTGGCAATGCTGTCTTCACACTTTATAACGAAATTGCTGATAAGTTCTGGCGTTTAGTCGAATATGTCACAAATAATCTGCCAGCAGATAAGATCGTATACTTCATGATGCACGAAGACAAGAACGATGTAGGAGATATCAAGCCGAAAACAATCGGGAAGCTGCTTGATGAAAAAGTTTGCCTTGAAGGGATGTTCACCATCGTGCTGCGTTGCATGACCAGCGATGGAAAGCATTATTTCAGCACAAAGACAAACGGGGCTGATGTAACAAAAGCACCTATTGATATGTTTGAAGATGAAGAAATCGACAACGATCTGAAGGCAGTTGATACAACAATCAGAAATTTCTACGGGTTAACACCAGAAGAAGGAAAGGAAGAAAATAAATGATTCAGAAACCAAAAGGCTACGATGAAATGCAGGTATATGAAGGACAGGAAAGGCTGCCAGTCGGCGGTTATGTGTTAAAGATTCTTGGAACGAAGGTCGAAGAATACAGCTGGGGAAATGTCCTTGTATTAAGAATAGATGTTGCTGAAGGCGATCACACAGACTTCTATAAGAAGAACTATGAAGCCCAGCAGGAGAATCAGAAATGGAAAGGTACATTCAGGATCAACCTTCCAAAGAACGATGGATCAGAAATGGATCAGTGGTCTATCAGAAAGCTGAAAGCAAGCATGACAGCCATTGAAAAGAGCAATGAAGGCTATGTGTGGAATTGGGATGAAACCAGCCTGAAAGGCAAGCTGGTGGGCGGTCTGTTCGGTAATAAGGAATTTGAATACAACGGCAAACGTGGATTCTTTACAGATTGCAGACTGTTATGCGGTGCTGAAAGAATCAGAAGCGGTGATTTCACAATTCCAGCTGATAAGCTGCTGAATGGCAACACAACAACAAATGATCTGGATATTCCTGAAGGATTTCAGGCAGTAAAAGATGACGACATTCCATTCTAAAGAAAGGCAGGAAAAATGAGCATATACAAACTTGATATAAAAGAATTTATTGCCGAAGTCGGCAGAAACAGCACAGAACATGGCTTCAGGGATGATCCGCTGAAGCCAACAGACCTGATCGCACTGATCCACAGTGAAGTGTCTGAAATGCTGGAAGAATTCAGAAGCGGTCATGAAGCGACTGAAACATATTACAGGGTAGACGGCAAGCCTGAAGGCGTTCCTGCTGAACTGGCTGATGTGGTGATCAGGTGCTTCGATATGGCTGACTATTACGGGATAGACCTTGAAGCGGCAATTATCGAAAAGCATGAATTCAATAAAACCAGACCATACAAGCACGGAAAGAAGTTTTAGGTGAAATATGAATAGTGAAAATTTAGAACTGATGAAACTTAAAGAAGAAGTTAAAAAGCTGAATTTGCAAATCGAGCAAATGACACCAAGAAATTCACTGGCAGTCCTTTGTACGAAAGTTCCGTATACAGCTATACGCATCAATGAAGAAACGGGCGAACCATATTTTTCTTCAAGTCGTTGCGATGAATGGAACGTAATGAGGGAAATGTCAAAATGCTTATTCCTGACAAATAGGAATTTGCAACGTAATGGGTGGGGCTGTTTAACAAGACATCCGAAAAAGGTGAAAGATATGACACCAGAACAACAGGCTATTGCAGCGGAATTCTTGGATGAAGTCATTGATCTTTTCAATGAATATTTTGTTGAAATCAACAGAGAAATATTCATTGATGATGAACCTTTCATTGTAAGGGTGGCAGACAGATGACGAAATATAAAAACAGAAAAGCCGTTGTCAATGGCATCACATTCGATTCGATCAAAGAAGCCAGAAGATATCAGGAACTGCTTCTGCTTGAAAAAGCAGGGGTAATCACTGATCTTCAGATGCAGGTGAAGTTCGTTCTGATTCCATCGCAGCGAATCAAGGGCAAGGTTGTTGAAAGACAATGCACCTATAAAGCCGACTTTGTTTATAAGGAAAATGGGGAAACCATCGTGGAAGATACAAAGGGCTTCAGAACGAAAGATTATATCATCGAGCGAAAACTGATGCTGCATGTTCACGGTATCAGGATCAGGGAAATATAGGTGAACGGTATGGTGAAAGCAGGAAAGAGTAAAACACGGGGCGGCGGTGGGCTGTCCCGTAAAGAAAAGGATCAAATAATCTTCTATGTGGTCAAGAAGCTGTTCCCACGAATGGCTGGGCTGATTATATCGGCAATGATTGATGAATTACATCCAACAGAAGATGAAATCAGAAAAGTCATCAAGACAGCGAATTTATATGCAGACCATATGGATCAAGGGCTGATCACCATTGAAGACCTGAAGAAGAATGTTGAAGATAAGACGGGGCAGAAGCTGGAAAACCTTATGAAATGGAGTGGTAAGAATGGATAATATCAGAAATACTGCGGTGCTGGTAAAAGAAGCACTGATTCACAATCCGAAGACCAGAAACAGTGATAATTATTTATACTTTGTTATCTGTAAAGCAAAGCTGGCTGGACAGGGCATTGACATCAAGAATATCAACCTGACGGATGCCCTGCTGAATCGTGAAAGTCTGGGGTTGCCACAGTTCGAGACTGTCAGAAGGGCAAGACAGAAGATTCAGGCTGACAATCCAGAACTGAAGGGAACATCAGAAGTCGAAGCAATGCGTGCGATTAAGGAAGAAGCCTTCAGGGATTTTGCAAGGGGGTAGAACATGGCTGAAAGACGAATGTTCACAAAGAAGATCATTGACAGTGATGCTTTTCTGGATATGCCTTTGTCAGCACAGGCTTTGTACTTTCATCTGAATATGCGTGCAGATGATGATGGATTTGTAAACAATCCGAAGAAGATACAAAGATTCACAGGGGCATCCGAAGATGATCTGAAGCTGCTGATTGCAAAACGGTTCATCCTTGCTTTTGAAAATGGTGTGGTTGTTGTCAAGCATTGGAGAATGCACAACCTTTTGAGAAAAGACAGATACCACCCGACACAATATCAGGATGAAAAGAGCCGCTTACAAATCAAAGATAATGGCAGCTATACAGAAATAGAAATTCCATTCATCGAAGGCGGTGAACCAGATTGGCAACCGCCTGACACCCAGCCGACACCCGAGGATAGGATAGGTAAGAATAGTATAGGAGAGGTAAGTATAGATAAGGAAAGAATAAACTATAACGGCATCAAAGATGCCTATAATTCCCTTTGTCCTTCCCTTCCTTCGGTGAAATCCTTATCTGATGCAAGAAAAAAAGCCATCAAAGCACGACTTAATACATATACCGTTGATGATATCCATGAAGCATTCATGAAAGCTGAAGCCAGTGATTTCTTAAAGGGCAGAAATGATCGTAACTGGCAAGCTAATTTTGACTGGATCATGAAAGATGCGAACATGGCGAAAATTCTTGATGGTAACTATGATAACAGACACGGTATGAAACAGACAAGTGGCAACAAAACAGCAGATATGCTGGAAGAAAGCTATGACATGATGAAAGAGTGGAGTGAATCATAAATGGATAAAAAGGAATTTGCTTTATTTGCAGCGGCACTGAAAACATACTATCCAAAAGAACAACTGCTGCCGAATACACAGTCAATGGAACTGTGGTTCAGGCAGCTTCAGGATATCCCGTATCAGGTGGCAGAACTTGCCTTGAATAAATGGGTGGCAACAAATAAATGGTCTCCAAGTATTGCAGAGATCAGAGAACAGGCAGCAGCTATCAAGTGCGGTGAAAAGCCGCTGTGGTCTGACGGCTGGGAAGAAGTGATTCGTGCAATCAAAAGTTACGGCAGCTATCGGGAAACAGAAGCCCTGCAAAGCATGACGGAAACAACAAGGCAAGCTGTGAAGCGGCTGGGATTCAGAAACCTGTGTATGTCAGAAAACATCATGGCAGATCGTGCGAACTTCAGGATGATATTTGAACAGATTGCTGACAGAGAACATGAAACAAAGCAGCTTCCTGTTCAACTCACTGACCTGATCGAAGCTGTCAGGGAAAAAGAAAAACAAGCATTGATAGGTGATGGTAATGGATAACAGAAGAAATCACGAACACTATAAGGATTTGACGGTGTATCAAGCCATCAAGAATATTGAAGGATGGGGTGAAAAAATGGAACTGATAAAGGGTGGAATATTTGAATACGATGCAGGATATGAAACAAGAAAGGTGCTGATTGTTTCGAGCGATGAAAGAAAAGATGACTGGTATGTGAATGGCATCATGCTTGAAGCTAATCCGTCAGGCACAAACCTTGTGACGATATTATGCGGCGAAGAAATGACTGCTGATTGCGACAAGGTATCGCTGCTACAAAGAGGAAAGTTCGGCGAACATATCGCAACTGCAAGTCAGGAAGAAATGGAAGAGGTTGATGAAGCAATTCTTGATTCATTTGACCTTTAAGGTGGAAACTGAACGTGATTTCTATAAGCAGCAGTATGAAATGCTGATTGAAAGACTTATATCAAAGTAGAAAGGACAAGGGGCAGTGAAAGCAAAAGAATATCTTCTGCAAATACAGAAACTCGACAGAATGATAGAAAACAAGCTAGAAGAAGTGGAACATTGGAAGACTGTTGCAAGTAGCACCACCATGAACTATGAAGGTGAACGGGTGCAATCATCAGGATCAAAAGAAAAGATGGCTGATACAGTGTGCAGATACTTGACGATGGAAAGCGAAATCAATGCTGTTATTGATGAACTGATCGACACAAGGCAGGAGATCATCAAAACAATCGAACTGCTGAACACCGATGAATATGATTTGCTTTATAAGATGTATGTCGGAAAAAGAACCGTCAAGAAGGATGATTCTATTGAAACGATATACATGACACTTGATGAAGTCGCTGACTTTAACAAGAAATCAAGGCGGTGGGCTGCATCGGTTCACGGCAGGGCGTTAGTCAATCTTCAAAAGATACTGGATGAAAGGGATGGTGAATGATATGCAGATATGGTTTTTTATAAAGTGGATTGCAGTCAGTATGAAAGCTGCCTTGATACATGGCGGTCAGTGGGTTATAGGCTGGTTCATTCTTGGAAGGGGATGCAAAAGGTGTAAATTCGGAAGGCGTAATCTTTTTAGAAGCACATATTCATGCTTACGTGGAAAGGAATTGATGTGCGAATGCAGAACCAGTATCACCTTAAAGCATTTTGAAAGGGAATAGTCATGGAAGAAGTACAAACATACAAAGGCTTCAGGTGGGAAAAAAGAAAATGTGTTGACTGCGGCAAGGAATTCATCTGCAAGAATCCACGATCCGTTAGGTGCTTGGATTGCAGGGAAGTTTATCACAAGGAACAGGTACGGCAATGAAGACCTAGAAGAACAGGGCAGGCTGATAGAACAGAAGCATGGAACGTGGATATCACTTGACACTTATGTATACGAGTGTGATGGCATGTGGGAATGCTCTGAATGTGGAGAAGACTTCTATTTT